TAGGCGGCTCCCAGTACCTGAAGATGTGGTACGACGAGAAGAAGCGCCGTCCATGCACCGAGTTTCTGCCAATCGACAATGTCCTGCTGCCGTTTGCCGCGGCTAACTTCTATACTGCCCAGCGTGTAACCGAGATCCAGGACATTACGGAGATGGAGTTCAAGTCCCGTATCAAGTCTGGCCTATACCGCGACATTGACTTTATCCGCGCCACTGCTGAGCCTGAGCCAACGAAGCCTAAGAAGGCCAACGACAAGGTCGAGGGTATCACTGCCGGCGACAATGAGGATGGCGTGCGCCGGGTTTACCACATCTATACCTGGCTAGAGCTCGAAGAGGACAAGTACTCGAAGGGCGAGAGCGCTCCGTACATCCTGATGATCGACGAGTTCGACAATGAGGTTATTGGCCTGTACCGTAACTGGGAAGAGGGCGACGAGACCATGTCGAAGTTGGACTGGATCGTTGAGTTTAAGTTTATCCCCTGGCGTGGCGCCTATGCAATTGGCCTGCCGCACCTAATTGGCGGCTTATCTGCAGCCTTGACGGGTGCCTTGAGGGCACTTTTAGACACCGCACATACCAATAACTCGCTGACTGCGCTGAAACTGAAGGGCTCGAAGATCTCTGGCCAGTCGCAGAACATCGAAATCACGCAGGTAACGGAGATTGAGGCTGCCCCTGGCGTTGACGACATCCGTAAGGTGGCCATGCCACTGCCGTTTAACCCGCCAAGCCCGGTACTTCTCCAGCTTTTAGGTTGGCTTAACGATGCAGCCAAGGGTGTAGTGACTACGGCAGAGGAAAAGATTGCCGACGTTAACTCAAACACGCCTGTTGGCACGACCCAGGCGTTAATTGAGCAGGGCGCGGTCGTATTTTCGAGTATTCACGCCCGTATGCATACGTCTCAAGGCCGTGTCTTGCGGATCCTGTCCCGAATTAACCGCTGGTACCTCGACGATATGCGTCGTGGCGAGATGGTTGAGGATTTGGACATCAAGCGCGAGGACTTTGCCCGTATTACGGACGTTATTCCTGTCTCGGACCCGCATATCTTCAGCGAAACGCAGCGGATGGCGCAGACGCAGGCGGTTATGGCGATCATGGAGAAGAACCCTGACCTGTTTAACCGTAAGGTGGTCATTGAGCGCTTCCTAAAGCAGATCAAGGTGCCTGGCGTTAACGAGCTGATGGTCGATACCCCGTCGCCGGTCAAGATTGACGCGGCTAACGAGAACGTGGCGATGGCAATTGGCCAGATGGCCGCGGCCTACCCTGAGCAGGACCACCTCGGTCACATCCAGGCGCACCTAGACTTTGCAAAGAACCCTGTACTGGGCGCCAATCCGTTGATTGCCCCGACTTTCGTGCCTAAGGTGATGGAGCACGTCAAGCAGCATATCGTCCTCTGGTACCTGAACCGCATGAACGGCTACGTGGAGCAGTCACTAGGCAAGAAAATGGCCGAGTACGAGCTTCTCAAGGATCCCAAGATGGTGGACAAGCTGTTCGGTGCCGCGTCTCAGCACGTAGACATAGACACGCAGCAGACCTTGTCGGGGATTATGCCGGTTATCCAGCAGATCACCCAGATGGCCGAGAAGTACCGTCCTCAGCCGCCAATGTCGCCGGACACCAAGGTCCTTCTGGACACCTCTATGGCCGAGACGCAGCGTCGTGCAGAGCGGGACAAGGCCGAGATGTCGTTAGAGGCGCAGAAGGCCGCTACGAAGGCCAAGGAGACTATGGCGAAGATGAAGCAGGACTTCGACATTGCGATGGAGGATCAGCAGTTGAAGTTGGCCATTGCGACCAACGACCAGGATATGAAAGAACGCATCGAGACGGCCCGTTTAACGCGGGATGCTGCCAAGCTCTCTCACGAGCAAGACAAGACCGTTTTATCTTTAATCCCCTCAGGAGGCAATTATGGCAACGAGTGATCAAGAGCAAAAAGGCATCAACGTACCGCAGCACAAGCGCATCGCAATGGGCGAGAAGCTTGATGGTACGTCCCTTCAACCAAAAGGCGGTAGCTCAGCCCAAAAATCCTCAGGAGGCCTGCCACAGACAAAAAGTAAATGAACACTATCTCTGACTTCATTGGTCTGATTGAGGCTAAACAGCAGGAAATTGCTGTGTCCCTCGCTGCTGGTAATGCAGTGAACTGGGAGTCTTATCAGAGGATGGTCGGGCAGAATCTAGGGTTGAGTGATGCCTTGAATATTCTTAACGATTTGCTAAAGGAAGATAATGAAAATGAATGAACCGGTAGCGTGTGATAACGCTGAGTTAGCTTGGGCATTTCCGAGCGTGGATCCCGGTGCACAACCCCTTGGAGGTCGCATCTTAGTTCAGTTGCGGCGTACACACAAAAAGGCGACGAGCGCGGGAATTATCCTAGTCGAAGAGACGAAGGAAACCGAAAAGTGGAACAACATGGTAGCGGTGGTGGTTGCGCTAGGCCCATTGGCCTATAAGAACCGCGACACGATGGAGTACTGGCCTGAAGGCACTTGGATTCAGGTAGGTGACTACATCCGCGTCCCAAAATGGGGCGGCGACAGATGGGAAGTGAAGGTGCCTGGGGATGACGATTACGAAGATCCTGCGCTTTTCATGATCCTTAACGACCATGAAGTTATCGCAAAGCTAACGGGTGACCCGATGGCTATGCGTGCCTTTCTCTAAGGAGGAACTATGAGTACAGATGCAAAAGAAACCGAGTTGGAATATCGGGAAGACAAGGACGGTGGCGTCATTATCACTATGCCGGCCGATGAGGTTGATGATGACGATGACGAGCCGGTAAGTGCCGCAGCAGGTGGATCACAAGAGGCAGACGACGATGCGGATGACGAAAGCGCCGATGGCGACTACGACAGTCCGATTCGGGAGGCACGCCGTGCCCGTCGGAAAGCCAAAAAAGAGTACATCAAGAAGACCAATGTAGAGAAAGACCAGCGCCTGCAGATGCTTGACCGCGAGAATGCGGCCATGAAGGAGCGCCTAGCTGTCCTAGAGCGCAAGGCTCAGGGCACTGACTTAGCTCAGATTGACCGGGCTATCGACGACGAGGAGAGGCGCCTACAGTGGGCTCAGAAGAAGCGGGAAGAGGCCATTAGTAACTCCGACGGGGCACTAAGCGTCCAGGCTGAGGACGCGGTCTACGAGGCCCGGCAGAAGGTTGAGCAGCTCAGGCACCTAAAGCAACGGGCAATGCAGGCCGCTCAGGAGGCGCCAGCTTACGATCCTCGGATCAAGCGGCACTCTGACGCCTGGTTAGCGGAGAACGACTGGTATGACTCTGGCCTCAAGGATGAGGATAGCAAGATTGCTAAGGTTGTGGATTCTACGCTTCACGAGGAAGGTTGGGACCCTGCTATGCCGGACTATTGGCAAGAATTCAATAGACGGTTGCATAAAAAATTGCCTCACCGTTATACTGATTCTGATGACGAAAGATCAAGTAGGCGTCCTCGGAGTGTTGTGACTGGATCTGGGCGGGAGACGATGTCAGAAGGTGGCAGAGTTAACGTCACAATTGAGCCAGAAAAGATACGGGCAATGAAAGATGCAGGATTGTGGGAGAACAAAGCTCTCCGCACGAAGATGCTGCAACGCTATGCCCGTGAATCACGCAAATACCCAAGGAGCTAACTATGGACGGACGTTTAAAGAAATCATTGAAGTCAGGTGGCCGTGAAGATCGCGCAAGCGAGGACACTAAAAGGGCGTCATCTGAAGAGAAGTTTGTGTCAACGCAGGAACGTCGGAAGATGTGGAGCGATGAATGGACACAGAGTGCGCTGCCCAATGCCCCGGAATTGCCGGGATGGCACGTTTGCTGGTTATCGACAACCAATGGCTATGACAGTATCGATAAGCGGGTTCGACTTGGCTATGTACCTGTGAAAGCAGAAGAGATAGACGGGTTTGAAAATCACCGCGTAAAGGCTGGAGAGCATATTGGCTATATTGCGTGTAACGAGATGTTGTTGTTCAAGATCCCTGAAGACATTTATCAGGAGATCATGACTCACTTTCACCATGATCAGCCAATGGAAGAGGCTAACAAGATCAAGGTGCAGGCTGAATCTCAGGTTGGACGTGATAGTTCGGGTCGCAAGCTCGGACAAGTCGAAGGCGAAGGCTTGGGCAATATTGATAAGCCGCTTTCTGCTCCGGTATTTGCCTGAGCGTAAGCATTAAACCATTTAGGAGCTAATATGAGTACTATTGCTGCTCCGTTTGGCATGCGCCCCGCTTTCCATCCATCCGGTTTGGACCGCGCTGTTGCACTTGCTGACGGCATTCAAGCTGTTTCCACTTCTGGAAACGTATCCCTCGGCTACGCCGCGAACATTTTTAAGGGTGCGCCCGTGAAGATGAACACTGCTGGCTGGGTTGAAAATAGTTCTGGTAGCGAAGCCATTCAAGGCGCGTTTGCTGGTGTTGAGTGGACTGATTCGACAGGTCGTCGTCGCATCTCGCCATTCTGGCCTGCTAACGAATCGTTCCAGACAGGTTCTTTGGTTGCGTACTACTACAGCGACCCGAACATTGTGTATGAGATGCAGTCTGCTGGCTCACTCGCGCAAAACTCGGTCGGTGATCAGTATGACATTACCAACCCAACAACTGGTTCGACTACTACTGGCCTGTCCTCCGCTTCACTGGGAACGACCCCTGCCGGTTCTGGTTCAACTAACGTGATGCGTGTCATCAACTTGGCCCCCTATCCAGATAACGCCTGGGGTGATTCCTATACGATCGTTCAAGTACAGATTGCTCTCAGTCAGTACGTTGCATCGATTAACGCTATCTAAAGGAGGGACTGAATTATGGCAGCCCCGATGAGAAGTACAGACTTCCGCAGTATCGTTGAACCAATCATGAACGAATGCTTTGACGGCGTTTATGATCAACGTACTGACGAATGGTCCCGCGTTTTCCGTGAGCAAGACGGTATCCCACGCAACTACCACGAAGAGCCAGTTCTTTATGGTTTTGGTCTCGCCCCACAACTGCCAGACGGTACTCCGGTAACGTATCAGCAGGGCGGCGTGTTGTTCCTGCAGCGCTATGTTTACAACGTGTATGGCCTGGCCTTCGCGTTGACCAAAGTGCTGGTGGAAGACGGCGACCACATCCGTATCGGCTCGGTCTATGCTCGTCACCTCGCTCAGTCCTTGATTGAAACCAAGGAAACCCTGTGCGCGAACGTGCTGAACCGTGCATTTAACTCGGCCTACCCAGGCGGTGACGGTGTGTCGCTGAGTAATGCTTCGCACCCAATCGCTAACGGCACCTTCAGCAACCTGCTGACGACCGCTGCTAACCTGTCCCAGACCTCGCTTGAGCAGATGCTCATCCAGATCCGTCAGGCTGTTGACAACAACCAGAAGAAGATCCGTCTGGTCCCACGTCAACTAGTGGTTGCCCCAGGCAACGTGTTCCAGGCTGAAGTTCTGCTGAAGTCGGTCCTGCGTTCCGGTAATGCAAACAACGACATCAACCCAGTCAAATCAATTGGCTTGCTTGATGAAGGTGCTGCAGTGCTGTCGCGTCTGACTAACTCAAGCGCCTGGTGGGTTCAGACCGATGCTCCAGAAGGCACTAAGCTTCTGATGCGTCGTCGCCTTGAGAAGACGATGGAAGGTGATTTTGAGACCGACACCATGCGTTACAAGGCAACTGAGCGTTATCAGGTGGGTTGGACTGACCCACGTACTTTGTACGGTACGCCTGGTATCTAAGTAATTCGGGCCGGGGAAACTCGGCCTTTTTCTTAACATTCGCTGAGCTTTTCAAGGAGACACGCGATGGCTTTAACAAATTTCCCTAACGGGATCACTTCTTTCGGCGTTCCAGTTACTGGTCCTGCCCCTATTTCTGTTCCTAACGGTAACGGCAAGGTTATTTATGTTGACGCGAATGGCCAAGTTGGCGCCCCTGGCTCAAGTGTAGAGATTGTTTCTACAACGATCCAAGCGGCAATTAACGCCTGTACGTCTGGCGCTGGCGACACAATTCTTGTGTTTCCTGGCACCTACAACGAAAATCTAGTCATTAGCGGCGTTGACTATCTGACGATTATTGGTTGCCAAGTAGGCGGCTATGAGCGCCCTGACGTTGGTGATGCAACGGGCACTGCCCTGACCATTACTGAGTCGCAAGGCGTAGTCATTCGCAACATGCGTTTCTACAATGAAGACAACAGCGATGTTGCAATCACTGATAGTAACGGCGGTGTGTTTGATAATTGCGTCTTTGACGGCAATGCAGCAATGACGGCAAACAAGGCATGCTTGGCATTCCAAGTGAATGCAACGGATGATTCTTATACGGCGTCTGAGAACGTTGTGCAGAACAGCCTAATCCGCGGATCTGCTGCAATTGGTATGCGCTTCCAAGCTGCTGCTGCTCCTATCGGTGTTGGCACGACGCACAATGTGGTCGCTAACAACCGTTTTATTGGCATTACTGGCGCTGACATTAAGTCTGTAACGGCTACCTCGGCGACTTATACGTTCCAAACGACGCAAGTCTCTGGCAATCAGTTTATGGACTTTAATAAAGCTTTGTATTTGAAACTTGACGCTCAAGTTGAGGATAATGGTCTTATTTCGGGTAACTTCTTTGCTAGTGACACGGCATTGGCTATAACGTCAATTGACCTGAGCGGTACTTCTATTGCGTTTGCGGGTAATTTTGCTTCGGCAGGTATTGTTGACGGCACCGGCTTCAACGCCTAAGGAGTAGACCATGCCCCAGTTCGATGATGATTTGTTCCTCGGGACTGCGGTTACTGAGATGGGGATGTCGCTTGGCGACCCCTCCCCTATGTCAGCAGGTGTTGGGCCGCTTGGCCGGATCTATGTATGGGATACAGTCCCGGCCGCGGCGGTTATCAACAACCTGGCAACTGCACAAACCCCTGCGGGTGCTGGTGCGATAACTTTAACTGCGGGTACAAGTGTCACGCTGTTTCGTGTCACTAACTTTCAGAATGGTTATCGGCTAGATGTCCCGCGTGCTGTAAGTGTTAGTACTGGGTCAGGTACGCCGACCTCACGTATCTTCACCGTTGTTGGCTTTGACATTTATGGCCAGGCTATGACGGAGACGATTACATCGAGCGCGGTTGCCTCAACTACGGTGAACGGCAAGAAGGCCTTTTCTGTTATTACGGGCGTTACGGTAAGCGGCGGCACTGTCGTTGCAATTACTGTAGGCACGTCTGACGTAATTGGCATTCCTGTGCGTGTCTCTAACGCTGGCTATGTTGGCAGCGTAAAGTGGGATAACACATTAGCCGCAGATACCGGTACTTTTGTCGCCGCCGACAGCACAACTGCAACCGCAGCCACTGGCGATGTTCGGGGGACTTATGACCCCTCGTCAGCCTGTGACGGCACCAAGCGCCTTGTAATGGGTGTTTTGTTGTCTGCAATCGCAGTTGGCCCCAATGCAACGCGTGCTGGCGCCCTTGGCGTCACTCAAGCCTAATAGGAGATGGAAATGGGTCAATTTAAACCAATGGTCAAGATGATGACCACGGAGCCTACCGTTGAGCTCAAGCTCAAAAAAGGTGGTTCAGTAGAGAAGAAGATGCAAATGGGCGGGACTCCTTCTGTGGATGCTCCGCGTATGCCTACCCGTGGCGGCATGCCTTCTGGCGCTGCTATGCCAGGTACGGCGCCGATGAAGCCGTCAATGGCGGCTCGTCGTCGTGCGATGATGGCTCGACCAGGCGGTGCTGCTCCTGCGGCTCCAATCGGCCGTGCTGCTGCTATGATGAAAAAAGGTGGCGAGGCGCATGAAGATGCAGCTCAAGACCGCGCAATGATCAAAAAGGCGATGTCCGGTAAGAAGTTTGCTACTGGCGGCGTCGTGATGGGTCAAGGCGGCTACGCTACCGGCGGCATCATCAAGTCCGAAATGGGCAAAAGTAAGATAACGACGGCTCACCCTGATAATTCCCCTGCAAAAACAGGTGAAGTGAAGATGGGCAACGGCGGTGGTTATAAGCACGGTGGTGGCGTAAAGATGTACGCTAAGGGTGGCGGCGTTAACGGCAACGTTAGCACGACCCCTCCTGGCGTAAGCGGTACTACAACTGGTAGCGTCAAAAAAGGTAATGCTGGCGGCTACAAGACTGGTGGTGCAGCAAAAAAGTTTGCTGACGGTGGGGCTGTCCAGAGCGATGGTCGTGCCGTCAAGATGCCACAAGGTAATAAGCGCCCTTCGGCGCCTGTAAGCATTAACCAACTGTCCGGTACCTTTAAAAAGGGCGGCAGTGTTAAGAAGTTTTCTACAGGCGGCTTAGGCGAAACTGAGAAGCGCTTGCTTCGTGAGGCTCAAGAGGAAAAGCTAGATCGTAAGGGTCGTGAGGCATTTGAGAATGTGCCAAAGGTCCAGAAGGAACTCGACGAGGCAATGAATCCTATGAGCATGATGAAGGAAATGGCCGGTAAAGTTAAGAAGTTGTTTACCGGCTCTGAGGTGCCTAAGGGTTCTGTTACCAAGACTGAGAAGTCAGTAACGGTCGCCCCAGGCAAAAAGCGTGGCGGTGCTTGCTAAATAAGGTGGGGGCTTCGGCCCCTACTTTTAATTGGAGATTTCAATGTCAACATTGACAAATGTATTTGCAGAACACGCTGATGCTACGGGTACTATTTATGCTGGGGCAGCAAACCTTGCCGGGTATCAACTTGCTTCTGGCGGCGTTGCCGGTGAGATTGTTTTCCGCGATGGTGGATCAGGCGGGACAGAGCGTTTGCGAGTAAATATCACAGTTAATACTGCTGTAATCTCAACGCTAATCCCCGGTAATGGAATTCGATTTACAACTAACATTCATGTCACGCTACCAGCTAGTGCGGCTGTTACTATTTTCTGTGGCTGATTATGCCAGCCAAATCTAAATCCCAGTTCCGGTTAATGCAGGCTGTTGCGCATAATCCTAAGATTGCGAAGAAGGTTGGCATCCCAGCCTCTACTGCCGCTGAGTACGTTCAATCTAACGTGGGTAAGAAGGCCTACAGCAAGCTCCCAGAGGCTAAGGCTGCTGATGGTGGCTTGTACGCAAATATTCACGCCAAGAGGCAGAGGATCGCTGAGGGTTCTCATGAAAAGATGCGCAAGCCTGGCTCTGAGGGTGCCCCGACGGCTGGTGCGTTCAGGGAGTCTGCTAAGACTGCGAAGATGGCTAAGGGTGGCGTTAGTTTAGCTGTTGGCCGTGGCGAGAAGATGCCTGTTGAGCGTGGCGCTGGCTTAACGCAAAAAGGCCGTGAGAAGTATAACCGCGAGACCGGCTCTGAGCTCAAGGCTCCGCAACCAGAGGGTGGGAAGCGCAGAGATTCATTCTGCGCGAGAATGGGTGCAGTAGCGGAAAAGAGTGAAAAAGGTAGTAGGTCTCGAGCTTCGATGAAGCGTTGGAATTGCCCCGGTTGGTAATCAAAGGAAAACATCATGACGTCAATTATTCAGAAGAAGCCGCCTGCACCGCGCCCACCTGTGCGGCCACCTGTGCGGCCACCTGTTACGCCATCAATTAAGCCACCTGTTACGCCACGTCCGGGGCCAATACGAGCAAATGATACAGGGCGCGTACCACCATCAGAACAAAAAGTGCCAACGCCTTCTAGCCAGAAAGACATGACTCCCCCGCAGTATGTTCCAATGGGGCCTAGTAAACCTGCTGTATCCGGTGGGAATATGGCCGATGCCGCAAGAAATGCTGCAATTCGTGGTGGCACTCCTATTTCAATTAAAGATGCGCCGGGGTATCGTGGAATTGGGGTTCCACTAATGCCATCATCTTCTATGCTTGGGGTAAAAAAAGGCGGGAAGATTGTTAAAAATAAGGTCAATACCGTAACAAAAAACAAAAGAAATTCTAACTGGTGATTAAAGGAAAATATTATGCCAAGATCAGCAGCAGATGCATTTGCAGAATTAAACTCGGAAATAGAAGGTGGTGCAGTTAATGTTGCTCCACAAGGTGAATTTTCTGAAGAAGAAAAACAAAGATTTAGACAAATGCGAAAATCGGGTAAGGGAACAAAATTAAAAGATATGAGCCCGTTGGATAGAGAGCAATTTGAAAAAGATCGGCTTATGTTGGATCAAATTGGGAAAAAAAAGGGCGGCGCTATTTCTACAAGCAAGATTAGCACTGCAAGTAAGAACAAAAATCAGTGTAACTGGTAATCAAGGCTCATATGGCTAAAGTTAAAAAGATGGCTGATGGTGGCTTGACCGATATGGGCCCAGACATGAGCGCTAATGCTGCTACGGGTATCGATAAGATATCTGAGGGTGCGCAGGCGCTTGGCTCGTCTCTCAACCAGATCAACCAGGCTGTGGGAACGTCTACGCCGGGCTTTCAGGCCATGACCACCTTATCCCCGTCCCCTGCCGGCAGCTTAGGCCGTCAGCTCGGGTACAAGAAGGGCGGTAGCATCAAATCAAAGGCAAGCACGGGCGAGTCTCGCTCGAAAAAATCACCTGGATGGTAAGGGGTTGTCATGGCATATTCTGGGTCAGTTGGCACTACAGTCATTAATGTCCAGACGTTAATCGATCATGGCGCTCGTCGTTGTGGAAAATTAGCGGAGGAGTTGACCTCTGAGCAGTTATTGTCAGCGCGACAGTCGCTGTTCTTTGCCCTTTCGCACATAGCGAACTTAGGCATTCAGTACTGGGCGATTAATAAGAAGGTTATTGGTCTTAATGCTGATCAGTACATCTACGAGATGCCTGTTGGCACTATTGATGTGCTTAATGTTCTTTATCGGCAGATGACCCGGCCTACGCCTAACGACTTAGGTGGGTATACGAGCTCTGCCGGGGGTGTAGTAGCAAATGTGGCTGATAGTAACATTGACACTTTCTGTCAGCAGATTTCAGCTAATGGCAACATTCAGGTCTATTATGGAACTGATAATCCTATTTATGCTGGCAGCATCGGGATTCTTCCTTATGTTGCTGGTGGTGGTTCTGCTACTTGGTCCGTTATTTTTGAGTACTCCACTGATGGAGCTACTTGGAGCACTCTTGACGACCTTGGGTCTGTTGTAGTCAAAGATAATCAATGGATTTGGACTGACGTTGATCCTGGCCAGACCGTTGAATATTACCGTGTACGTGTTTATGGCGGCGCGACGCTGGCACTGCGCGAGTTCTATGTAGGTAATAACTCGCTTGAGGTCCAGATGTCCCGTCTAAACAGGGACGACTACACGAACCTGCCGAACAAGAACTTTACTGCAAACCAACCGTACCAATTTTGGTTCAACCGGACAATCCCGCAGCCAGGTCTTTACTTGTGGCCTGTCCCTAGCGATCCGTTCATCCAGATGACGACGTGGTATTCGCGTCAGATTATGGACGTTGGCGCCTTGACGGATGAGCTGGAAGTGCCGCAGCGGTGGTATGAGGCGGTTATTTTCATGTTGGCGCATCGGATGTCATTAGAGCTGCCGGCCGTGTCAGACAATCGGATCACGTACCTTGAGAGAATGGCTGAGAAGTACTTCTTTGAGGCAGAGCAGGAAGAGCGCGACAAGTCGCCGATTTATCTATCGTCGAATATTTCTGTATATACAGCCTGATGCCAATATTCTTAGATACAACTGGCCTGACAAGTCTTGCAATCGGTATTTGTGACCGGTGCAAGATGAAGCGCACGTTTGTCTCATTGCAGTCGGACCCGAACTTCCCTGGCCTGCGCGTATGCGACCAAGGTTGTAAGGATGAGTTTGACCCATATAGACTACCTGCTCGGAAGACGGAGCGCATTAATTTAAGATTCCCTCGTCCAGATACAAGCGTTGCCGTAGACCCGAATTCTATTGGAACGGGTGGCTACGGAGACTTCTCGTTATCAACAAATCAGAACACGCAGACCCCAGAGAATAATGGGAATATTGACACTATTTTCCCGGTTGAATAATGGCACAAGTTACGATTACCCAATTGCCGGCAGCGCAGCCGCTAACAGGCACTGAATCGGTTCCAATTAGTCAGAATGGCCAGACGGTCCAGACGACGACGGGGGCGATTGCGAACTCGCCGACTCAGCAGCAGACGTTTCTTACGGCAACTAACGAGGCTACGCTGCCTAACTCAAGGCAATTACAGGGATCCACCGGTGTCGGCTTAGTTGACACGGGCGCTCTTGGTACTTTGGCTGTTACGTTGAACGGCGTATCAGGCAGCCTAGAGACCTGCGCTGATGGGATGATCTCAAAGTCCAGCGGGGCAGTCGTTGGCCGCACAATCACCGGGAGTGTTACTGGGGTAGCGGTTACTAACGGCACTGGCGCAGGCGGTAACCCTGTAATCAGCCTAGATGGCACCGTAGGGACGATTAACGGCCTTTCTGGTACTGGGATCATGGGATTGGTCGGCGGCGCCTCTGTGACCGCTTTAGAGATCCTTGGGACGGCTAGTGAGATCTCGGTTGCTGACGGTACGGGGCCAGGGAATCCAACGATTGGATTGGCTGATAATCCGGTTATACCTGGCGTTGAGGGTATGGTCTTGCCTATCGGGTCAACGGGAGACCGTCCTGGTGGCGCTATAAACGGCGAGGCTCGATATAACTCAACAACAAGCCGATTTGAAGGCTATCAAAATAATAGTTGGACTAGCTTTGGATCTGGCGACGGTACGGTTACGTCGGTGGATGTATCTGGTGGCGCGACTGGTTTAACGACCACGGGCGGTCCGGTTACGGGATCCGGCACCATTACCCTTGTAGGCACCCCAATAAGCGCAACAAACATTGCCGGTGGTGCGGCAAATAAGATTCCTTACCAGGCCTCGCCGAGTAACACGAGCTTTGTTGACGCCCCAGTATCGGCTGATACGTTCCTCAAATGGGACGGGGCAGCGTTTGCTTGGGACACGGTTGCTGGTGCGGGTACGGTAACGTCGGTCAGCGGGACTGGCACGGTTAACGGCATTACATTGACTGGGACGGTTACTTCCTCTGGCAGCTTAACTCTTGGCGGCACATTGTCTGGGGTTAGCCTTGCTACGCAGGTGACGGGCACCTTGCCTGTTCTGAACGGCGGCACAGGGGCTACAGATGCCTCAACGGCGCGTTCTAATCTAAGCGCCGCGGCTAGTGGTGCAAATACAGACATAACGTCTGTTGCGTTGACTACGGGCACAATTACTACAACCCCATCGGCTAATACTGACATTGCTAACAAGCTATATGTTGACAATGCTGCTGCCACTGGCGTTGCTAGTTTTAGCGCTGGCACTACGGGCTTCACGCCAAACAGTGCAACAACGGGCGCTGTGACTTTGGCGGGTACATTAGCGGTTGCTAACGGCGGTACGGGGATTACAAGCTTTGGCGCTGGTGTAGCAACATTCCTTGGTACGCCTTCAAGTGCAAATTTAGCGGCTGCGGTAACGGACGAGACCGGCTCTGGGTTGCTGGTGTTTGGCACAAGCCCATCGCTGACGACCCCTGCTATCAGCGGCGGCACTATTAATAATTCCGTTATTGGTGGAAATGTTCCTGCTGCGGCTACGTTTACTAATGCAGCTTTAACGACTGGTACGGTTGCCACATCCCCGTCTGGTAATTCTGATATCGCCAATAAGGCTTATGTTGACCTGATGACAAGCACGAGCATCAGTATTCATACGCCGGTAAGGCTAGAGTCTCCTAATACGGCAGGAAATTTAACTGCTACCTATGTTAATGGTGGAACGACCCCTACATGGACAAGCATTACAGGCGGGACAACTTTAGTCACCGGCTCCGCGCATAGCCTTAGCGTTAACGACGTGATCGTGTTCGGAAGTACGACAAACGGTGTTACTGCTGGGACGGCTTACTTTGTTTATTCGACGCCAAGCGCGACGGACATTACTTTATCTTTAAGTTATAACGGCGTAGAGATAACGACGTTAACTAACGGCACCGGGCTGACGATTACAAGCCTGGCAAATGCAGGTGTTGGTGCGACGTTAACTAATGCTGGAACTAAGGCGGCATTAGTGGTTGACGGTAAGTTAACTGTTGTTAATAACCGCGTATTAATTTATTCCCAGACAAATGCGTTTGAGAACGGTGTATATACGGTTACTACGGTAGGCACACCTGACCCTGCCGGCACAAACTGGGTGCTAACAAGGGCAACTGATGCTGATACGTATGGCCCTAACAGCACTGTAGCCTTAGGGCAGGGTGACTATTTCTTTGTGCAAGAAGGCGACACGGGCGCGGGTGAGTCTTATGTAATGACCACTGCTGGCACTATTATTTTTGGTACGACTGGTTTAACTTTTACGCAGTTTGGCGCGTCGCAGGTGTATTCTGCCGGCACGGGATTAACGCTCACTAATACGACGTTTAGCATTACCAATACAACGGTAACACCGGCCTCTTATGGATTGGCTGCAAGTGTTCCAACCATTGCGGTTAATGCTCAGGGGCAGATTACTAGCGCGGTTGATACAGCAATAGCTATTGCGGCGTCTCAGGTAACATCCGGCACGTTAGCTATAGCCCAGGGCGGGACTAATTCAAACGCTACGGCTACTGCTGGTGGCTCTGCTTACGGTACAGGAACAGCGTTTGCGTTTACTGCAGCAGGTACTGCGGGTCAAGTATTAACATCTGCGGGGGCGAGTGCTCCTACGTGGTCAGGCATTTCAGGCGGCACATTTAGCTAAGGAAAATAGATATGGCACAAACAAACTACACGCCTATTTCGTTGTATTACAGTACGACTGCTGCGGCTATTCCTTCAAATGCAAACCTTGTTCCTGGTGAGCTTGCTCTCAATATTCAGGATATGAAGTTGTACTGCGAGAATGCGGCAGGAACGGTTACCTTACTAGCCTCGTCCGCTGGTTCAGCGGGTGACGTTGTCGGGCCAGCGTCGGCAACAGACAATGCTATTGTGCGATTTGATCAAACCACAGGCAAGTTAATTCAGAACTCTGCCGTTACGATTGCAGATACAACAGGCGACATTACTGGCGGCAAATATAACGGGCTAACTGTTTCAACGTCTACAGGCACGTTAACTATTGTCAATGGCTCTACGTTGGTTACTTCTGGCGCAAACAGCCTGACGTTGACTACAACAGCGACTACGAACGCTACCTACCCTTCTGGTACTTTCTCCATTGGTTACCTAAACATTCCCCAATCAGGATCGGCTAAGACGACTAGCTACGCTCTGGTAACCGCTGATATAGGCAAGGTCATTGAGGTAGGTTCAGGCGGCTCTATAACGGTTCCTGACGCTACATTTGCGGCTGGTGATGCCATCATCATCTTCAACAATACTAGCGGGTCTATTACAATGACCATGACGATTACTAATGCCTATATCGCTGGAACTGACGCAGATAAGGCGACAATCAGCGTGGCAACTCGCGGTGTAGCTAATATCTTGTTTGTTACAGGTACGACCTGTGTAGTTACTGGAAACGTGAGTTAAGAATGGCATTAGTCCTCAAAGACCGAGTTAAGACCACGACCACAACAACTGGTACAGGTACAGTTACGCTTGGCTCCGCAGCGGCTGGTTATCAGAGTTTTTCTGTCATTGGTGACGGTCAGCAGACTTACTATGTGATCTCTGACGCTACTAACTGGGAAACCGGAACTGGGACGTACACGGCTTCTGGCACTACTCTCTCACGCACACAAGTTTTTGAGTCTAGCAATGGCGACGCTTTAGTCAACTTTGCTGCTGGCACTAAGGATGTGATCGTAGGCTATCCATCAACGGCTACGGCAGGCGGCGTGCCTAACTGTGATAACAG